AAACAATATTAAATAATTCATATTAATAAAAACTAAAAAAAATAACAAAATGGAGAAATTAATTAAAATTCAAGCAGAGCTAAAAGCTCCAAAAAACCAAAGAAACTCAATCGGTAAGTATAACTACAGAAGCAGTGAGGATATACTAGAAGCTGTTAAGCCTTTATTAATAGCTAACGGATGCACGCTAACAATCACAGACGAAGTGAGAGAAGTAGCTAGTATTCCATTCGTAGAAGCTAAGGCAGTATTCACAGATGGTAAAAATACAATATGCTCAACTGCACAAGCTGGCATTAATCCAAACCGTAAAGGAATGGACATAGCACAAAGCTTCGGGAGCAGCTCTAGTTACGCTAGAAAGTACGCTCTAAACGGTTTATTCTTAATTGATGACACTAAAGACGCTGACGCTATAAACGACCATACTAGCAAGCCAATGCTAACAGAGAAAGGATTCACGTTCTTAACAAGCGGAGAAGCTACAATAGAGCAAGTTAAAAAAGCCCTACAGACTAGAGATATGTCACCAGCACAAAAACAAAAGCTACAATCTTTAACTATTAAAATAAAAAAATCATGAAGACGCTAAGACTATCACAAGGCTCTACCGAATGGCTTAACGCTAGAAATGGAGTTATAACAGAAACAAAAGGAAAGAAAGCTGTAAGCTCAAATAATCTAGACTTAATAGATGAGCTTATAGCAGACCCTTACACAGAAGAGGAGGATTTTGTATCAAAAGCTATGCAATGGGGCAAGGACTTAGAGCCAGAAGCTAGACAGACATATACAAACGTCACAGGAATCAAGATAAATGAGTTTGGATTCTGCAAGCACGACACAATAGAAGAACTAGGCATTAGTCCAGATGGATACACAGAGGACTTGAGCGGGGGCATTGAGATAAAATGCCCCAATACTAAGACTCACGTTAAGTATTTAAGAATGGACAAAGTACCTACAGACTATATCTGTCAAGTTTATCATAACTTCTTAATAAACGAGCGCCTAGAGTGGTTAGATTTTGTAAGTTACGACCCTAGATTTACTCCCTGTCAGATGTTTATCAAGAGAATAACTAGAGAAGATATACAGGAAGAGCTTGCAGAATACAGCTCTAAATTAATGAAGTTTATAACCAAATATAATAACCACAAAAATAATATAACACTATGAAAACAGCTAAAATATACCTAACGGATAACACATACTGTTTCGCAACATTGACTGGAAACTATACCATAGAGGTAGAGCGTAAAAGCTCTGATTATAGAGACGCTATTGAGTTCAAAAAGCACGAAGCCAAGACAATTAAGAGAGAGATTCCCTTTGAAGATGTTGATTATTTTCTAGAACTTTATCAAGTAAATTTAATAGGACGTAAATTTATACATAAAAGTATAAAATATTAACTATCTTAGCAGCCTAAAAATAAAAAAAAATGAAGAAAACAGAATTAAGAAACCTCAACAAGCTATTAGCTGAAGGATTCAGCCTTATCACAGCAGACGAGAATAAGATTCCTAACATAGCTTGGAAGAAGTACCAAACCGAGCAAATATCTAAGGATGATTTAGAGACTGCATACAACAAACCCAACACAGATATAGTTGGGTTGTGTACTGGATACAACGACGTTGAATGTATAGATATTGACCTAAAGGTATTCGGTACTGCTAAGGAAAAAATAGACTTTTGGAACGATTATATCTCTTTACTTGAATCTAATATTATGGACTTCAAGGATAAGTTTGTAATATGTAAGACTAAGAATGAAGGATTTCATATCCTATATAAGACCAAGAGGGTAGAGGGCAATCAGAAAGTAGCAAAGCTTAAAGGTCATAAAGAGTGCGTAATAGAGACTAGAGGTCAAGGCGGATATGTTGCGCTATATTATGGCAGAGAGGTAGGAGAAAAGACTTACTTAGACATAGACTATATCACAGACCTAGATAGAGATATATTGTTTCAATGCTCTAAGGTATATAACTACGAAGAGCCAAAGCCAGAGATAAAGTATGTAGAGGCTAAGAAAGTACAAAGCTCTAACAATGGACTAGGCACTGCTGAGGACTATAATAACCGCACTCAAGTATGGGACTTAATATCTGACGAGTTCTCTGTATTAAGGAACAATACAGATAGAATAATAATAAAAAGACATGGAGCTACAAGCTCATTAAGCGGCTCTATATACAAAGACAACGATTTACTATACTTATTTACTACGGGAACAGCATACCCTCATGAGAAGGCACTAGATGCGTTCTCTGTTTATACTTGGAAGAACCACAACGGAGATTATAAAGACAGCCTTAGAGAGCTGTATAAGTTAGGCTATGGAGATAGATTCAAGCCCGAGCCTGTAGAGATTCCAATAGACCAGCCTTTAACTCTTGAAGACGATAAGTTAAAGTTCCCCTTAGAGGTTTTTCCCGAAGAGTTAGTTAAGTATATCTTAAGATGTGAGAAAACGCTTTCATCTTCTAGGGATTTTATGGGCTGTTCCTTACTATATGCAACTAGCTTAATAGTTGGTAAGGCTATGTCTATAAAGGTTAAAAATGGATGGGTTGAACAATCAAACCTATGGATTAGCTTAGTAGGTAGAGCTGGAGTAGGTAAGACTCCTAGTATTAATAATATATTAAGACCTATTAAGAAGATAAACACTAAGGAAATTAAGCAATATATGAGAGACTCTGAGCGCTACGATGTATACCAAGAACTAAGCGCAGCAGACAAGAGACTAGCTGAAGAGGTTTATAAGCCTGTTAAGACTCAGTTTATTGTTAACGATATTACTATAGAGGCATTAGTAGAGCTTCACGAACAGAATAAAAACGGTGTAGGTGTTGTTAAGGATGAGCTTGCTGGCTGGATTAAAGACATGAACAAATATAGAGAGGGTTCAGATTTGCAGCAATGGCTAAGTAGTTGGAGTGGTGAGGATATATCTCTAAACAGAAAGACTGCTAAGTCTAGCTTTGTTCAAGGTGCTTTTATTCCAGTTATGGGAGGTATTCAGCCCGAGATATTGGTAGGGTTTAGTACAGACGAAAACAAAGCAAACGGATTCTTAGATAGGATGTTATTCAGTTTCCCCGATTTATCTGTAGAGGACTACAACGATAACGAAATGAGCCAAGATGTTATAGATTATTTTGATAACTTTATATCTTCTTTTTACTCATCAATCAGAAACGGTATTGAATATGATAACAATCAAGAGATAGTGACTAAGACCTTAAGAATGGACTCAGAGGCTAAGGCCGAATGGATAAAAGTATTTACTCAGATAACTGAACTACAGAACAGCGAGAATATACCAGAGTATCTTAAGAGTATGCTACCTAAGCAGAAGAGTTATGTAGCTAGATTTGCCTTATTGCTTCACGTTCTACACGAATACGCTAACGGAGGTAATAACTTCCATTCAATAGGAGTTGAAAGCATTGAGAGAGCAGCTAAGTTATTCTCTTACTTTTATGAGATGGCTAAGAAGATTAAACTAGACTCTGCGGAAACCAGCGAGATAAGAGCTGCGGTTAGTGATAATAAGAGTAAGAATAAGTTTGATTCATTTAAGGCAATGTATAAGAGCAATCCTAACATATCTAAAACAAAAGCAGCGGATAATTTAGGAGTAAGCAGAACTACAATAAATAACTATATTAAAAAGTTGACAAATGAAGCTTAGAGATTACCAAGACAGACTAAGTACAGAGGCAGCACAAAAGGTCAGAGATTTACAGATAGTATATTTTGCTATAGAGGTTAGATGCGGTAAGACGTTAATATCTTTAGCCACAGCCGACAAGCTCAAGTCTAAGAGCGTTCTATTTGTAACTAAGAAGAAAGCAATCTCTAGCATAGAGTCAGATTATAACGCATTTAATTTTAGCTTTAAACTGGAGGTTGTTAATTTTGAGAGCTTACATAAGATACAGAACAAGGACTATGATTTAATCATAGTAGATGAGGCGCACTCAATTAGTGCATTCCCTAAGCCAAGCAAAAGAGCTAAAGACCTCAAGAAGATAGTAGGTAAAAAGAGACTAATTCTTATGAGCGGAACTCCGCACCCCGAGAGTTATTCTCAAGTATTCCACCAATACTTTATATCTGAATGGAGTCCATTCTCTAATTACAAGAACTTCTACCTATGGGCTAAGTCCTACGTTAATGTTAAGATGCGTAATTTTGGCTATGCTAAAGTTAACGATTATTCAAACGCTTTATATAGTAAAATAAAGCCAATGATAAGACCCTATACAATAACGTTCACTCAAGAAGAAGCTGGTTTCCAAACGTCAGTAAATGAGACTGTTTTAACCTGTAAAATGTCCGACTATACCTATCACCTAGCGAAGCAGTTACTAGCTGACCAAGTGGTAGAGGGAAAGAACGAGGTTATATTAGCTGACACAGGTGTTAAGATGCAGTCTAAGATACATCAGATATATTCGGGTACGGTTAAATTTGAGTCGGGCAATAGTATGGTTATAGATTATTCAAAGGTTAATTTTATAGCTGATAGATTTAAGGGTAAAAAGATAGCTATATTCTACAAGTTTAAAGAAGAGCTAAACGCATTAAAAGCAGTATACGGAGATAGCCTAACTACAGAGCTAGACGAGTTTGACAATACAGATAAGAACATTGCGCTACAGTTCCAATCGGGTAAGGAAGGAATAAGCCTAAAAAACGCTGAGTGTTTAGTAGCTTATAATATTGACTTCTCTAGTAGTACATACTGGCAGTTCAGAGATAGAATGACCACTAAGGACAGACAAGACAATAGCTTATATTGGATATTCGCAGAGCGCGGAATAGAGAAGAAAATATATAGCGCAGTAATGAATAAAAAAGATTATACACTAAACTTATTTAAGAAGGACTATGGCAAGTAAACATCAAACTAAGACGATTAAGAAATACGAGGCAGAGGGCTATCTAGTTATTAACCTAATTAAGACTAATAAGAACGGTATACCCGACCTATTATGCTTAAAAGACGGAGAGTCACCTCTATTTGTAGAGTGCAAAGAGAAGACAGATAGACTAAGTAAGCTACAGGAGTACAGAATAAAAGAGCTGCAAGGGCTTGGATTCGCTGCAATAGTTAGCAAGGCCGAAAAATAATTTCAATAAAAGTTGAATATTAATAAAAAAGAGTTATCTTTGCATCATTAAATTATTTATTAACAAACAAAACAAATGAAAGCATGCACAATAATAAGAGCTGGCGCTCACTACGACACAAACGACGAACGGTTTTATACGGATACTTGGGAGTGTACTCTAGACGATAGGCAATATCTAGAGCAGCTAATGTCGGATAACCCACAGAAATTTTTTAACTGCCAAATAATTATTAATTTATAAAACAACAAAACATGGATTACTACGAATTTGATAACGACACAGACACGCTATCACGTACAACATCATCGGGTGAATTTACCGAAATGGAAATAACACTAACCGAATTACTAACAGCTATCGGATACGATGTTAAATACCTTGACCAATACGACGAGACGTTCGTTATGGGTGACGATGGATTTCACATTGAGCTAGATGAGATAGAATTAACTCAACAGGAATTAATGGAGGTGCTAAGATGACACTAGAACAAGCACTCCAAGAAAGAGCAAAGCTAGATAAGTATATTAAGCGCTTATTAAAAGCTAACGTAACGGAGACAGAGCTATTACTACCAGCGGTATACCAATACATTGAGGACAACTATAATGTCAGCAGAAACGATATAACTGGCCTTACTAGGAAATACCACATCGTAGACTTTAGGAGAATACTCGTTAAAATCCTCAGAGAGGAGTACTCCTTAACCAAAGTAGGACGTATCCTTAGTAATAGACACTACTCAACTATTATTAACTTAGAGGGCTTATATGAGACTTTCTATAGTCACGACGAAAGCTTCAAGAAAAAAGCCGACGATATTATAGGGTATTTCAATAGCTTAAAATCAACAGAAAAAAAAGTTTGCATTCTCTGTCATAAATAAAATATTATTATTACATTTACATAACATTAAAAAACAACAAAATTATGGGAAGTTTAAACAGTTTGTACTTCAAGAAATCAACTCTTGAAACATTATTAAAGACTCTAGAGTCTAAAAACGAAAACGGGATAGCTATCACTGTCTCAATTAATGACGATTCTAACGAGTGGGGTCAAAATATCTCTGCATTCGTAGAACAAACAAAAGAGCAACGCGAAGCCAAGAAAGACAGATTCTATGTCGGCAATGGTAAAACGTTCTGGACTGATGGCACTATTAAAGTAGCTGAAAGAAAAGAGCAAGCAGTAGCGCCCGCTCCAGTAGCAGAAGTTAGTGGGGATTCAGAAGAACTACCTTTCTAATCCACGCGCTAACATTAGTAAGAATAGGCATCTAGAGATAGATGCCTTTTTTATGTTGACAACCTCCCTCAATTAAATTTGGTTAATTAGTTATTTTTGTTTAAGCAAATCAAAAAGCTAATCAATGGGTAAGGAAGAAAATTTCGGAGACAAACTCGGTTCTAACGGGTTTCATAAGAATCCAGACAATATCAATCGGTCGGGAGCTAATAAAGGCTCTAAGTGGAGAAAAACGCTATTAAAAGACCTGTTAACTATCGGAGTTGACGAGGACAATGCAGACTTCAATAAATTAAAGAACAGCTATCCTAAGCAGTTCAATATGTCAGAGGAGAAGAACCTACAGTTATACCTAGAATTAAAACAAATATCTTTAGCATTCTCTGAGGCCGAAGTAGTAGCGCAGAAAGCTATCACAGAAATTAAAGACAGAATAGAAGGTAAGTCTACTCAAGTCGTAGAGACTAAAGACACTACAATAGAGCCTCTAAAATTTGAGATAATAACTAAGGATGATAAAACTGCTTAAGCATCAAGCTTTATTCATCAACAGCAAGCACAGACACACAGGTCTAGTTGCTGGATTCGGTGGGGGTAAGTCCCATGCGGGGGTATATAAGACCATCGTTAAGAAACTAGCTTACCCCAACATCGATGTAGCTTATTATCTCCCTACCTACCCCCTTATTAGAGATATTGCATTCGTTAAGTTTGCTGAAGCTTTAGGGGATATTGGTATTAATTACACGCTGAATAAGTCAGATAAGGAGATACATACAGATTACGGACGTATTATATTCCGCTCGATGGACAATCCCGACCTAATCGTAGGTTATGAAGTAGGCTATAGCTTAATAGACGAAGCCGATGTATTACCTAAAGACAAAATGAAGGACGTATTTAGGCAGATAATAGCAAGGAACAGAAAGCCGCTCCCTAACGGAGATGTTAACTCTACTGACATGGTAAGTACTCCAGAGGGTTTTAAGTTCTTATACGAGTTCTTTCGCACTAATAACAACGAAAACAAGAACTTAATTAAGGCCAGTACATACGATAACCCGTTCTTAAGTGATGATTATATAGCTGCGCTAGAGGATAGTTACGATAGCAAGCAAATAGCCGCATATCTTAACGGTGAGTTTACTAACCTAACTAGCGGGACTGTCTATGTAGATTATGATGTAGATAAGAACAGCACAGATAGAGAGGTAGAGGATGAAGATAGCATCTTATTTGTAGGAATGGATTTTAACGTTACCAATATGAGCGCTGTATTTCATGTAGTAGATAAGGGAATACCTACGGCAGTAGATGAGATAACGAGCGGATATAACACAGAGGAGACCTGTAAGATAATTAAGGAGAGATACCCTAATAAAAAGATAGTGGTTTACCCCGATGCGTCTGGAGCTTCTAGGAAAACATCTAGCTCAACTACTGACCATGATATAATTAGACAGCATGGATTCCAAGTATACACGCACAAGACCAACCCTTTTGTTAAGGACAGGATTAACACCGTTAATATGATGTTAAGGAAGGGGTATAAGGTTAACAGACATAAATGTCCTATGTTAGCTCAAGGATTAGAGCAGCAAGCTTACGATAAGAACGGACAGCCAGACAAGAGCAGCGGACTTGACCACGTCACAGACGCTGCGGGATATTATATCTATACATTTTCAAAGCCAAAAAACACCGTTTACATATGACCATCGAGGATGAAATATTAGAGACAATATCTCTATTAAACCTAGCAGATGATAAGGAGCTAGATGACAAGATTTATGATTTACTTAATAAAATGAAAGAGCAGAATGAACACATACGCAGTAAAGGTTAACGGAGAAGAGACTAAAGAGTTCAGAGTACCTACAGGAAGACACGAGGTGACTTATGAGCAATGGAAAGAAGCTTATACTTACTTTGTTATGGCCGAAGATGCTAGGAGTAGTATGGAAGACGGAGATGTAGAGGGTGCTACTAAGAGCGCAATAGAAAGTATTTGCAGAACTATTGAGGCGCTAAGTGATGGCATAACATACGACGAGCTTATGCAAGTTAACTGGTCTAAGCTAGAGAACTTATTCCTTATTGCTTTCGGATGGATTCAAGATGAAGAGCCTAAGACTAAGTTCAAGATTAACGGTAAGAAGTTCTCTATTCCCGATTTCATGAGAGGGACAGCGGGCGACTTCATGGACGTTATGAGCTTGCTTAGTTCAATGAAAGATATAGACGAGTCTAACAAGGGTATTGTAGTTGCGGCTGTGTATATGAGGGAGGGCGAATACTATCAAGACCTACAAGAGATAGAGCAGCGAATAGAGTTCTTGAAAAAATATGGTAGAATGGATTTATTCTATAGTATCTCTTTTTTTTTGCTCAGTTCCTTGAGGAGCTTCAGTCTAGACACCCCGCAACATTCACATCTAGTGGAGGAGCTGGAAAGTCTAATAAGTTTATCGAGAATCTAGGGTACTATCCTCTCTTTGCTGAGGTGGCTGAGAGCGGCGTATTTAACTATAGTACTCCGTTTTGGAAGAAGAGCTTAACTAACTTTGATAAAGTGCTTAATACTAGCTTAGACGAAGTATTTAGT